GTCAAGTGCAGATACCCTACAAGGTATGGTCACTATTATTGACAAAGATGAAGTGGGTGGTTTAGCTGCACTAAACGAAAACATTGATACACTAGCGTTTGTTTGTCCTGCAGCAGCAGATCACCAGATCGTAGCTGACGGTGACACTAAAGGACGCTTTATTGGTGGTATGATTAAGTACACATGTATCACTGATTCTAAGTGGGTAGTAACAGGACACCTATTTGGTGACGGTACTGCAGCAACTCCATTTACCTAAGTTGGAGTAACAACATAACGGTTATGCAATAATGTCTATTTAATTTTGTCCACATATATGTAAAACTATTCTTTGTACACACTAATGTAAGAAAGGATAGTTTATGTGGACAAGATTAATAGACGTGCTCAAGAGAGCCAACAACAAGATAATAGCACACCAAGAGCGAAGAGTAGCTCACTGGCAGTTGACAAGTATGACCGACGAACAACTAAGAGATATAGGTATTACTCGTGGCGAAATCAGCAAAAAAGTCAACCGTTAACAAGGCAGGTAATTATACTAAGCCTACTATGCGTAAGCGTTTGTTTTCTTCCATTAAAGCTAGCAGCAAGGGTGGAAAACCTGGACAGTGGAGCGCCAGGAAAGCACAGATGCTTGCAAAACAATACAAAGCAAAAGGTGGAGGGTACAGATGAAGCGTTACGTTAAAAGATTAGTTAGGGCTATCCTTAACTGGAGATGTCTATGTAATGGCAAGTGTGGATGTGACTGCGGAATGAAAGTGTGATATGGCACTCAAGAAGTCTCAAAGAAGTTTAAAGTCATGGACAAAACAAAAATGGCGAACTAAAAGTGGGAAGCCTAGTGCTAAAACTGGTGAGCGTTATTTACCTAGTGCGGCTATTAAGTCTCTTAGCCCTGCTGAGTATGCCGCTACATCCAGAGCAAAACGAAAAGGCACTAAGGCAGGTAAGCAGCATGTGGCTCAACCTAAGAAGATCGCAAAAAAAACCAGAGCCTACAGGAAAGTAAAATGACACGAACTTTAAATGAGAAACAAACTAAGTTCCTAGAAGTTCTATTTGAGGAAGCAGGTGGGGATGCTGTTACAGCTAAGAAGTTAGCAGGGTACAGTAACAACCCTCCCACTACATCTATAGTGGAGGGCTTGAAGGATGAGATATTTGATGCTACTAAAACGTACATGTCAAGGATTGGACCCAAAGCTGCAGTCGCTTATGGTAGGGCTTTGGACGATCCTACCCAGCTAGGAATAAAAGAAACACTAATGGCTGCAGGTCAGATACTTGATCGTGCAGGTGTAGTAAAAACAGAGAAAGTATCAGTGGAGTCTACAGGAGGTTTGTTTATCTTACCACCTAAAGAGGATACCAATGCAGAATCTGACGAGTGAAAGACCTCTACAATATGAATACTGGACACTGCCTAAAGTACCATTTAAGGTAAAGCTGTGGCAGAGGATTCCAAAAGTAAGTAAGAATATTCCTTTCGGATATGAGATAGACCCAGAGGACGAGGATTGGTTAAACCCTATCCCAGAACAGTTAGAACTACTAGAGCTTGCAAAGAAACACGTAAAGCAATATAGTTTGAGACAGGTAGCTGCGTGGCTAACTACACAGTCAGGTAGAAGCATAACACACGATGGGCTAAAGAAAAGATTAGATGTCGAAAGAAAGCGAAAGAGGATTACTGCGATTAAACGCCAGTATGCCAAGCGGCTCGAAAAAACGTTACGCCAAATTGAAATCCTCGAAAAAGAAAGACCTGGCTCCTACACCTACGAAGAAGATTGAGGCTATACCAGCGCAAGCAAAGCCACCAGAGTATGATGTAGAGTATGCACAGAGTGTTGTGTTCCAACCAAATCCTGGTCCTCAGACACAATATCTAGCATCTTCTGAACGTGAGGTATTATATGGTGGGGCGGCTGGAGGCGGTAAGAGCTACGCAACACTAGCTGATCCGTTACGAAACTTAAACAGTCAAGACTTTAGTGGACTACTTGTACGACACACAACAGAAGAACTTAGGGAACTTATACAGAAAAGCCAAGAGTTATACCCTAAAGCAATACCTAACATAAAGTGGTCTGAGCGTAAGTCGCAATGGACTACACCAAGAGGCGGCACACTTTGGATGTCGTACTTGGACAGAGATACAGACGTGATGCGCTATCAAGGTCAGGCGTTTAATTACGTAGCATTTGACGAGTTGACACAGTGGAACAGTCCTTACTCGTGGAACTACATGAGATCCCGACTACGTAGTGCTAACAAAGACTTAGGTCTGTACATGAGAGCAACTACAAACCCAGGCGGTCCAGGTCATTCTTGGGTTAAGAAGATGTTCATTGACCCAGCAAAGCCTAATACGCCATTCTGGGCAACGGACATAGAGACTAGTGAGGTTCTGAAGTTTCCACAAGGGCATAGCAAATCTGGTCAACCCCTATTCAAACGAAGGTTCATACCTGCTAGTCTCTTTGATAATCCTTATCTAGCTGAGAGTGGTGACTACGAAGCTATGCTTCTATCACTGCCAGAGTATCAAAGAAAGCAACTACTAGAAGGGAACTGGGATGTAAACGAGGGAGCAGCTTTTCCTGAGTTTAACAGAAAGATACACGTAACAGATCCGTATGACATACCTAAAAGTTGGACAAGGTTTAGAGCATGTGACTACGGTTATGGAAGTTACACAGGAGTTGTTTGGTTAGCGGTAAGCCCGACTGAGCAACTTGTAGTATATAGAGAACTATACTGCTCAAGAGTTACGGCAACAGATTTAGCGGATATGATATTAGATGCAGAACAAGATGACAATATCAGATACGGTGTGTTGGATAGCTCCCTGTGGCATAAACGTGGAGACACTGGCCCTTCATTGGCTGAACAGATGAATCAGAAAGGCTTGCGTTGGAGGCCATCTGATAGATCAAAAGGTTCAAGGGTGGCAGGTAAAAACGAGCTTCACCGCCGTTTGCAAGTAGACGAGTTTACTGAGGAGCCAAGACTAGTCTTCTTCTCTACTTGCAACAATATGATAGCTCAATTACCAGGCTTACCTCTTGATAAAAGAAACCCTGAAGACGTAGATACAAACGCAGAAGATCACTTGTATGACGCTCTTAGGTATGGTATAATGACAAGACCACGTAGTTCTTTATGGGATTATAACCCCATGTCACACAGGACAGGCTTTCAAGCATCTGACCCAACATTCGGATATTAAATAATATGGCTACAGAAAACGAACAAGGTGAACTATTTGAGACAGACGAAGTATCTGTCATCCAAGAAACAGACGATCTAGATGCACAAGGTGTTGTTGCTTTCGTTACCTCTAAGTTTAGCAGAGCAGAGGACGCTAGATTTGCAGATGAAAATAGGTGGCTACGTGCCTATAGAAACTATCGTGGCTTGTACAATACAGACGTACAGTTTACTGAAACTGAAAAGTCTCGTGTATTTATTAAGGTTACTAAAACTAAAACACTAGCTGCCTACGGTCAGATTGTAGATGTTTTATTTGGTAGCTCTCGTTTTCCTCTTACAGTAAATCCTACAACACTACCAGAGGGTGTGGCTGAGTCTATGCACATCAGTATTAACCCCCAGACTGAACAAGCACAAGATCAGTTAGAGGATGCCTTTGGTAAGAAACCCCCAGTTACATTACTGTTTGATCCAGACGAAAAACTAAAACCTGGCGAAACTATGTATGATCGTATGAAGCGCATGGGTCCAATAGAGGACACACTAGAGTATGCTTCAGATAAGATAATAGAAGGGCCAGGTACAACACAAGACACAGTTACTTTCCATCCTGCTATGATTGCAGCTAAGAAGATGGAAAAGAAAATACATGATCAGTTAGAAGAAAGTGGCGCTAATAAACAACTGCGCCACACTTCGTTTGAGATGGCGTTGTTTGGCACAGGGATTATGAAAGGTCCGTTTGCTATAGACAAAGAGTATTCTAACTGGAATGAAGACGGTGAGTATGAACCGACAGTAAAGACTGTACCATCTACAAGTCACGTATCTATTTGGAACTTCTATCCTGATCCAGATGCGTACAACATGGATGAAGCAGAGTATGTAGTAGAGCGTCATCGTATGACACGCTCACAAATGCGTGGACTAAAGTCTAGACCTTTCTTTAGAGAAGAATCTATTAACGAAGCAATAGACTTAGGCGAGTCCTACGAAAAGAAATACTGGGAACAAGACATGGAGGACGATGCACAGTATAGCAACGCTCCATATAGATATGAAGTCTTAGAGTTTTGGGGTTACGTAGACACAGCCATACTAGAAGATCACGGTGTTGTAATACCAAAAGACTTACAGGACTCAGAGCAACTAAGTGTAAACGCTTGGATATGTAATGGTAAAGTATTACGTTTAGTTCTTAACCCATTCAAACCAGCACGTATACCTTACTATGCTGTACCATATGAGCTAAACCCATACTCATTCTTTGGTGTGGGTATTGCAGAAAACATGGACGATACGCAAACATTAATGAATGGTTTTATGCGTATGGCTATCGACAATGCTGCACTATCTGGTAATCTTATAATAGAAGTAGATGAGACTAACCTAGTGCCAGGCCAAGACCTATCTGTATATCCTGGTAAGGTGTTTCGTAGACAGGGCGGTGCTCCTGGTCAAGGCATCTTTGGCACTAAGTTTCCAAACGTTGCTGCAGAAAACATGCAGTTATTCGATAAGGCAAGGGTATTAGCAGATGAATCAACAGGCTTTCCATCTTTCGCTCACGGTCAAACAGGCATACAAGGTGTGGGGCGTACTGCTAGTGGTATTTCTATGCTTATGTCTGCTGCCAACGGTAGCATACGCAACGTAGTTAAGAACGTAGATGACTATCTTATTGCACCTATGGGCAGAGCATTCTTTGCATTTAACATGCAGTTTGACTACGATGAAGGTATCAAAGGCGATCTAGAAGTTAAAGCACAAGGTACAGAAAGTCTTATGGCTAACGAGGTACGCTCCCAGCGCCTCATGCAGTTCTTAGGTGTAGCTTCTAATCCTATGCTACAGCCATTCGTAAAATCAGACTATATCATTCGTGAGATAGCTAAGAGTATGGACTTAGACCCTGACAAAGTAACTAACTCACTTGGTGACGCAGCTATACAAGCTGAGATACTCAAGAAGTTTGCAACACCACCAGAGCCACCTGAAGGTGTAGCTCCACCTGAAACTCCTGCACAAGAAGGGCAACAACCTGCCCCAACACCACCAGCAGGTACAGGAGTACAAGATACTACAGGTGCAGGTGGAGGAACGATAGGTACAGGTACGGTTCCAACGCCAGGTGAGCAAGGGTTCACAGGTACATGATAGTGAAGAAGCTAGTAAACGACAAGCCTCTATGGGATGGGTTTGTTGATGTACTTAACGAAAAAATAGAAGTAGCACAGCGTAAACTAGAACAAGAAACATCCATAGAAGGTGTGTATCGTGCTCAAGGTGAGATAGCTGCTCTAAGAAGATTGACATTTTTAAGGGATGAAATAAATGGCAGAGACTGACGCACCAATGTTTCAATCTACACGTTCTATGAAACGTGAGATGGATGAGATACTCAGTGAGAAACAAGATCCTGTAAGTGGTAACATAGCACCTGTTGGAGCCACACCAGAAGAAGTCAGAGATGACATACCTATCATGGCAAGCCCTAATGAGTTTATGATAGATGCTGCTACTAGACGTTACTACGGCACAGCGTTCTTTGAAGGTTTACAAGATGCAGCTAAACAAGGTTTTCAACGTATCAAAAAAGGTGAAGAGTCTTTCTTTAGAGATGACGAGCTAGAAGTAGAAGAGGCTGCAGAGAAAGTTACATCAGGTGAATCACCACAACAAATGCAAGAGGGTGGAGAAGTAGACCAGATAGAAGGTAGAGAAATACCTGCACCTATGGGCGGTGGATATTTTGGCGCTGGTGGTGTAGGTCCAATCTTTACTGGCTTTGAGTTTAAAATATATATTGATCCTATTACAGGAAGAGAAATACAGATAATATTTTTTAACGGTAGACCTCTCTCCCCTATACCAGAGGGCTTTGTATTAAAAGGTGAGACACCTGCAGAGGTACAAAAGCAAAAAGAATCAGGCGATGATAATGGCGGTGGCGGTAGACCTGAACCCCCTGAAACTTGGAGAAATAAAAATCCTAGTAAATGGACTATGAAAGATTTTAAACAGTACTCAGATGAAATGTCTAAGATGGCATCAGAAGATTTAGGTTCTTTAACAAATATGGAAAGAGGCGTTTTACAAGTAGCAGGAAATATGTTACTTCCGTTAGCAGGTGGTTTTGCCTTAGAGAAGCTAGCTACAAAGAATCTTAAAAGACAAGCAAAACAAATAGAATCTCAAATAAACAATATGTTAAGATCAGGTTTGGATGCAGATGGTAATCCTTTAACTGAAGAAACAAACAACTTATTATTTTTAGCACAACAAGCTGCACAGCAAACAGATTCTAATTTAGGTGGTACACAAACTACAGGTGTTGGTATAGATCAACAACCATTTTACCAAACAGAAACTGGTGAAATAGATATAGATAAACTAATGCCACCAGGTGTCACTGATGATGACCAAGATCCTCCAACTACAACATCTACTAATATAGTCACAGGATCTGACCTTGATAAATATGCAGAAGATGACGAAGACCCTTTTGAAGAAATATCTTAATAAATCCATATAACAATAAGGCTACCCAGCTACGGCTGGCCCCAACATAAGGAGTAATAACATGCCAGAACTAACAGAA